GCTATGAGTTCGCTAAGGCAATGCAGCTTATAGCACTAGAGGCTTTTGCGGCCTCGGCCACGGTATCTGAATCTGATACTCATGGATTACCGTTCTAATGGGCAGAGAAACCACTTTTAAGCCTGTTGATTTAGAGTATCGCGGCACTGCCTATCAGAAGCATCACGTAAGAATGGTAGGCGGTAGCAAGCGGTTTATATCTGATACAGCCTGTCCGAAGTGCGGTGAGTATTTAAGAGTCTGGAGAAGCCAGCGCAATGGCGAAAAGACATCTGGGTGTATAGGTTGTTATACCGATAAAAAGAACAAATCTATAGATAACACACAGGCTGATAAGCGCAGAGCAATAGAGGCTCACCAAGAGCGAACAAACGATTTAGATTGGGAGTTAATGTAATGGCTATATATATTTGTGAGTATTGTAATGATTATAAAGACGGCGATTATGACCCGTGTGAAAGTGTAGGTAAGTACGATTCTATTTGCGGTAATTGCAGCGTAGAGCATTTTAATGAAGAAGGAGAAGAAAATGAATAAGTCAGAAAGTATAGGTAATTTAGCAAAAGCGTTATGTAAAGCTCAAAACGAATTAGGTGGAGCGGTTAAGAACTCAAGTAACCCGTTTTTTAAATCTAGCTACTCTTCGTTGACAGATGTAGTTAAGGCTATTAAGCAGCCATTCGCTGATAACGGGCTATCTTACTCGCAGTTTCCAATTACATCAGACGGTGGCGGCGGTATTGGCGTAGTAACTATCTTAATGCACAATTCAGGCGAATGGCTAGAGTCAGAGTTCTACTTACCACTTGCTAAAAAAGACCCACAGGGCGGCGGTTCGGCTGTCACCTATGCTCGTAGGTATGCTTTGCAAGCTATGGCAGGAATTCCGACAGTAGACGACGATGGCGAGGCAGCGATGATGCGGGGAAAGCCAATTGATAACGAGCAGCAGGATAAAGAGGACGCTTGCGCTCAAATGGTAGAAAAGCATATAGACTCGCTTAACTTTATTAGACTGCGATTATCCTCTGGCCACGATCACGACATAGCTTATGCAAAAGAGGCTTTCGGTGAGATAACCGAGGAAGACCAGCGCAAATTATGGGTAGCGCCAAGCAAGGTATCGACAGCATTCTTTACAACAGAAGAGCGAAGACTCTTGAAAGGCGCGTAATGAAGCTATCAGACGGTATGGAAAAGCAGGTAAGACGTTTACTTGATCACACTGAGCTAACTTATACAGAGATAGCTGAGGCGGTCAAGTTAAACAGGAGAGATGTTGAGCGGTATGCAAGACGGCACTTCGACGATGAGATGTCATTGTCTGACGATGAGCTGGCTTGCAGCAATATAACTGAAGGCTTTAAGAATTATTTAAACAGAAAGGATAGAAAATAATGAGCAGTACTGAGTATGTCCGTAAATTTAGAGCCAAGAAAAAAGAGCAGGGTCTTGCAGAGGTTAGAGGTATTTATCTGCCAAAGGAGGCCCACATCGACGTTAAAAAGTACGCCAAGAAAGTAGAGAGTAGGATAAATAAAAATGGATAAAATGCAGTGCTTTGAATTTTTTGTTGTGGTACTATTTGCTTACGCGTTATATAAATTGTTAACTTTATAAATGGAGAATAAAATGAAAGAAGAATCATCATTCTTAATAACAGCATTAGCAATTATAGTTTCTATTGCAGCTTGGGCCACGCACATCATTCATTGCCTAATGCACGCTAAGTATTTATTGTTAATTGCTGGCGCGTTTATGTTCCCAGTTGGAATCATTCACGGTGCGGGCCTTTGGTTTGGAGTAACTTGGTAATGTGGAATTATAGAATTATTAAAGAAGACAATGAAATATCTATTAAAGAAGTGTTTTATGATGTAGATAAAAAACCTATAATGTACGGCGCTGCTCATCTCTCTGTTAATTTAGAAATGGAAAAGCCGATTGAGAATGAAGCGCTACACATTGCTAACATTTTAACTCGTATGGCAGATGCGCTTAACTCACCAATATTAAATGCGTATGATTTTAAAGAAAAAAAATTAACAACTAATGCAGTAGACAAAGGTTTAAAACAATCTTACAACCCAACTAAAACTATACACTAGGAGAAAATTATGACTGATTATGATAACAACAACCGAGGCGCTATCTGGAAAAATGACGACCGCAAATCAGATAAACACCCGCAATACAAAGGTAGCATTAATGTTGCTGGCGTAGACTATTGGCTAAGCGCTTGGATTGGTAATAAGGATAATCCTAAAGCCCCTGCGTTAAGTTTAAGCGTCCAGGCTAAAGATGAACAAGCCAAGCCTGTTAAAGCTGCTGCAACACCAGCAGATGACTTTGATGATGACATGCCATTTTAAAGGAGAGAAATATGTTTACTAAATACGGTACGTTAGCTTTATTATTATCTGCATGTATTTTTGTTGGGTTTTCAACAAAATCTAATGCATTTACTTCAAAGCAAATTATGGATAGTTGTACTTCGGAATCTTTACAAGATTTTTGTGATGGTTTTTTTCTTGGAGTTACTGACGCTCATTTAACCTCAATGATTTTAATTAGCACTTTAAATGAAGGACCTGATTGTGCTGAGTGGAAGGCTTATTCTGCGGGAATGCTTAGATCGGCATTTGAAGCTGAATATAATTCTCCATACAAATCTTTCCAACCAGGTGAGGATCCAGCGTTTTGGATGATAAACCAGGTTATGACTAATGGTGATTGCGCTCACCTAGTACAGATTGAAGTTGAAACTAAAAAAGACATAAAGATTTAATTAGAAATGGCCGCTAAAAAGAAAGCAAAAAATGCACATGAGTTACGCAAGGAAGCACTCCAAGCTATTCAGAAACTAGTTAGGTTAATAGAGTCTGACGCTAATGGGTATTGTACTTGCGTAACCTGTGGAGTTACAAAGCAGTGGAACAAAGGGATGCAAGGCGGTCACTTCATCCCCAAAAAAGCTAGTAAATACTGGGCTTTGGAGATTGATAATATTCATCCTCAATGCGCTTATTGTAACCAGTATGCTATGCCTTTTGGTATTGCTGCTCATAAGTATACGATTTATATGCAAAAGCTTTATGGCAATGAAGTTGTTGATCAAATGCTTGCAGACATAAAAAAGCCGCAGAAGCTTTGTCCTGCTGACTATAGAGATATGATTGAAAATTTTAACGAACGAATAGATAGACAACTAGAGAGAATAGGACAATGATTTCAGTTATTAGCATTACCGCAGACGATCCAACTTCACAAAAGGCTTTGATGGCAGAGTATTTGCCAGAAGATAAGATTTTAGTTTTAAGTATTGATGGGTACGAACAACCTTACACGTTTACTATAACCGAAAGTGCAACAGCTATGACTCTTGGTAAGTTCTTATGTGAGTGCGGGGCTGACATCGAGGGGCTTGAGGACGAACTTGATTCGCTTTTAACGGATCTATAGATTTACTTACGACATTGGGGAGTTGAACCTCCTTGGGTAGCGCTGGCCTACCTTATCCCCAAAGCCAGCTACTAACTAATTAGCGAGAGATATAATGACTGATAACGTGAATCACCCCGCACACTACACTAAAGGTGACATAGAGACCATCGACTACATCGTTGACGTTCTTGGCACACAAGGCGCTATAGACTACTGTCACGGCAATGTAATCAAATATACTGGCGGTAGGCTTATGAACAAAGGAAACTCAATAGAGGACGCTAACAAGGCTATATGGTACACCAATAAAATGGTTGAGCTGCTAGAAAAGAAGTATAAAGACGACGACGAAGAGTATTTAAACTACTACACTCGTACTGTTAGCGCCAATCCAGCGATTAAAGTAAACTACTAGAGGTAATCATGGGTAAAGGATCGAAGCCAAGACCTATTGAGATAGGAAGAGAAGAATTTAGTAAGAAGTTTGATGGGATAGACTGGAGTAATACGAAGGAGTCTTCAAAGAAAAAGGCTTCCAAGAAGAATGAAAATAAAATTCTTCCCAGAAGCCGTAGCTTTTAAGGAGCTTCTGGCCTGAATCCCCACTTTCTCCATTCCTTCATGTATGCGTTAAGAGTCTCTAGCTCAGACTCTTTTAGATGTTCTGCTGAAACATTAGCAAACTTTTCACCATTTCTTTCAACAACGTATTTTTGTTGCGGCTCCATTGCTCTTATTTGATCACGAGCCAGCTCTAACCTTGTTACAACCCCATCAGGCTTACCAGTAGAATCAACTATAGCTTTTCTTTTTTCGTACTCTTTATGATTTAAAAGCTCTTTAGCAGCTTTAGCATACTCGCCTTTTTTAAAGTGTCCAGTCCATTTTTGAGCCTTTCCCTTCCTTGGGCCTTTGTTGAGCCTGGTGTCACCCCTGTAATGAAGAGACATTAGTGGGGTTTGCTGCTCATAACTGTAATCTCCATACTTTGGAAATATTGATTTAAGCTCTCGCTCTTTAGCATTGAAAGATTCAACAAATGGCTTCTTTAAATATGTACCAGTTTGACCAACGCCAGTTGTTAGCACTGGCTTTTCAGCGGTATCATAGTAAAGGCCATCAACGAATCCTTCGTGCATTACAATATCCCTTTGCACAGGGTTAAGCTTGAAACCTTCTAATGCTTCAACTTGGGCTATAGCTTCATCTCCACGATATTCTGTTGAGTTAAAGTTTAATCGCATATCCCTATTGCGACCAGGATAATCTTTATTTGGAACTTGAGAGTTAGCAGTTATTTTCCCATCGGTTCTCGTTATAGTTGGGAACCTTGGGTCGTCTTGCCTTTCTTCCATTGGAGCAATATCCATAGGCTGCATTGCCGCTAGCGTTGCAAGTGTTGGATTATCCATCATACTAGATTCCTCGTAACCTATTGCCAAGCTGCTGTGGGTTAAAGTTAGGATCTTCACGAATAACACTAGGAGCATTGTTTGCCTGTCTAATAGATAAGTTAGTTTGAACACCCGCAATCAAAAGCCATTGATGGACCATCGCTACAGCTTCATCTACGTTTTTAATTTTATCTACTTTCTTGACGTAGGACGCAAACTGAGTTGGATCTAAAAGCATTTCATCTACTAATAAGGACATCTTATCTTGAGGTATTTTCTCAAGGACCTTTTCCATAACTCGACCACCAACATTGGCCATGATTAATGGTGATTGACCAAACTGAGAGCCAATCTTAGCACCTAAAACTTTACCGATAGTGCTTAACAATAAAGATTTCTGGTAATCAGAATCAGTTTTGCCGTACCCAGGTCTTGAAACAATATCATCATTCTTCTTCAAGATGTCATCAATGATCTTGCCTTTGTCTTCGCCAAATAGTTTCTTAAGCTCAGGCAGGATAGCTTTTCTTGTTCGGTAAGGTATTACTCGACCATCTTCTACTATACGGCTTATAAAGCTCGATCTAAGCCCCTCTAAAGCCTTACCAGTCTTGTCCATGCTTACTTGCTTGACTAGCTCGTTCATAGCTTGGCCTGGCTTACCGGCCTTACCACGAATGATTGAGTCTATAGCTTTGTTTGGGCTATCAGCCTTTATCCACAAGTGAGCTACGCTTTGCTTAACATCTTTTCTTGACTGCTTTGCTGCAAGCTCTGCAAGCTCTACATCATTACCTTTGATTGTAGCTTCTTCTAGCTGCTCTCTTACAGCCTTAAACTCAGGTCTACGCAAGAAAGGTGCATAAGCGTCTAGGAACTTTTCAGCAGCATCTTTATTAATAGCGCCATTGTTAAATACCGATGAAGCGAATGAAGCTTTAACATTCTCAACAACCATTCCTGTAACGCCTGGCTCAAACTCAGCAGCTCTTAATAGTTCGTCTGCCGCTTTAGCGCCAGCATCTCCTCGTCTAAATATCTTAGAGTTTAATAGCTGACCTATCTCATCACCAGCGCGAACAACGGTAGATGGATCGTCAAATGTAGCTTTGATTTTCTTTGTGATTTCAGACGCTATCCCGTACTCATCAGAAGTTATAGAGTCAAACATTGCCTCTTGTAATTTGCTCCCGAATGCTCTGTTAAAGGGATTGGCAACACCGCCAGCAGACTCAGATGCTTTAGGTAGGCTTCTTAGTTTAGACATAACCAAAGAGCGAAGGTCAATGATTTCACTAATGTCAATGTTTGGATTTTTAGGATCTGCTTTTGTGGCAAAGTCTTCAAGCTTAGGTTTTACTGGCTCAGGAACAGCTTCAGGACCAGGTGCAGATGCTTTCTGACCATAGTTATCAGTAACAGAGTTTTTGATTTCTTGTAATGTCTTCCTGGTATCAACAACTCGGCCATTATCAACAATCGCCCATTGAGCTCCGGTTTTCTTATCATCACCGGTATATCCAAGACCTTCAGCTTCAAGCTGTTCTTGACTCAATTTCTTTAGCTCAACTTTCTGACCATCGTTATCTACAAACGATTTATTCTTTGCGTCAATGTTTGTGTAATTGTATTCAGTGCTTGCGTTCTGCTTTGCAGCAGCTTTAGCTTGCTTCTGAGATTCTTTATACACTGCTAAGTCAGCTTTGTAAGCGTCTACAGCATTCACATACGCTTCTTTATTAGGAACAGAGGCAGCAGGTGTTGCTCCGGCAGATTCTTGTAATATCCTATACTCGTCTTCAAATCCTTTTATAAAGTTTTCTTTTGCCGCTTGAGTGGTAAAAGTCTCTCCAATATAATTATCAACATCAGCAAGAACTTCTTTAGCATTTACTGTAGCATCAGGAAACGAATCGTAAGCTTCTTTCTGCATCTTAACTGCATTTGCTCTTGCAACACCAAGACCGTCTTTTAAAACTATACCAGCATCTTCTGTTGACAGTGGAGTGCCAGCAACATCTGCTGCGTGTCTTGCTTCTTGTATAGCTTCATTAACAGAGCCTTGGATACGGTTCTCAATATCATCAAGTCTTGTTTTTAAGTGAAGTTCAGTAACTGACTCAAGACCTTGATCAGCAATATCGTTAAGCATACCGCCAAGCATTGCTCTACCGGTATCATCTAACTTGCTTAGGTCTGTGCTTATTTGTCTGCGACCATTCTCTAACGCAATAATCCCTGGGTCTTGAGTGATCATACCTAAACTCATAGTTAACGGCTTACCGTTCGCAGTTTTAATAGCTTCGTCTAGTTTTTGAAGAACTAATGCTTTATCATCTGCAAAAGAAAATATTAAGTCTACAGTAGTTAATGCTTGACCTTCCTGAGAAGTTAGCATTTCAACAGTCTCTTTTACATTCCCAGTCTTTTGCTTAATCGCCTGCTTAAGAGCACCGACAGTAGGGAATAAAATTGTACCAGCAGCTTCCCACATTGGGTCATTACCACTAGCAGCACTTGCCAATCCGCCCCCAAGAGCTGATATGCCAGAATACTTTAACTCTAGCTGTGATATACCTGTTGATATATCAGTAAAAGGAATTTTTAATTCAGGAGAGTTAGCGAGAATAGCTGTCGTACTAGATGGGTTTGATGGAAGTGCAGACTGAGCTATTGGAACACCACCAGAAGTAGTCCTAGTTTGTGGAACCATGCTTCTAAAGTCATTAAAGTTTCTTGGCAGAATACCTCCACCATCACCAATCTTTTCCAGGTATGGATTTACTGATGAAGTTTTTGATCCATTAAGCATTGCATTTCGGCCGCGAGATAAGCTTCCTACTGCACCAACTTTACCTAGTGCGCCAGACAATCCTCCGCCAGACATTATTTCAATTCCAAGACCTAAAGGTCTAATGCTAGTTTGCTGAGGATCTGTTAATTCTGTTTCAGGGATTCTAAAGTCTTGACCCTGTAAGATTGACTCATCCGCTAATCCCAGGTCAATTAAAGCTTGCTTTCCTAATGCTTTTAAACGGTTAGCGCTAATCTTTGTAGAGGCATTGCCAATACCGGTTAGTTCTGAAATGATATCGCTAGGGTAGTCAATGGATGTTGGCTGAAATGCAGAGTCAGGCGTAACCTTATCTAAGATCCATCCACTTGCATTCCACACCATAGGAGGTATATCTAAAAGAGTTGTTGCACCCCTGGCTGCTGACTGAGCTGAACTTAGCATAAAGTCATCAACGCCACCAGGAAGTTTAGCTACCTCATCAACTAACGGCTCAGTTATACCGTCCCCTAATGATGGAGTGAATC